ATCAACATATTCACTACAGCAAGTCCGATCTGGACTATACGCTCGACGTGAATCAGGTGTTTGATAACTTGTATGCGGAGAAAAACGATGGCGAGTAGAAGAGGCGGTAAAATGCCGCAAAAAAAGAAACGACCTGTTTTTGGTGGGCAAGATAGTGATGCGGTAATTAAGTTTGATAGCCGTAATCCTGTTACTGCACGAAAAGAAGAGGCGGCTAAAAAAACAACCGCTAAAAAAGCTGCACAAGCTAAAACGAATGCCGCTGTAGCTAAACGCACAGCTACACAAAAAGCGGAACGTGACGCTATGGTGAAAAAAGTCAAAACACCAAGCAAAGCAACTACGGCTGTAGCTAAAGCTAGAGAGATGGGTAAAGCAGCGGCAGCTAGTCCTAAACCTGCTCGTCCAGCTAAACTTAAAATGCCGTCCGCAAAGCCTAAAGCCTCTCCTATGGCTAAAATGGATGTCACGAAAGGTGCAGCTATGCCAGCGCCTAAAATGGACATAACTCCTGATATAGCAGCTCCTAAGCCAGCAGGGAAAGTTAAAAAACGAAGTCCCGGCGCTCGTGCAGGCGCGAGAGGTAGACGCATTATTCGTCGCATGGGCGGCGGCATGATGAAGTCGAAGATGAAAGCCAAGGGCATGAAAGCTGGTGGCAAGATGAAAGCTAAGGGTTACGCAGTAGGTGGCCTCAAGGAAGCGCCAGAAGGTAATAAGGGTCTTAAAAAGCTGCCAAAGGAAGTTCGTAACAAGATGGGTTTCATGGCTAAAGGCGGCATGATGAAGTCCAAAGGTTATGCAAAAGGTGGCATGAAGTCTAAAGGCTACGCCGCAGGTGGTATGAAGTCTAAGATGGCTACTAAGAAGAAACCTACTAAGCAAAAGGTTCGCGGTGCCGGTATCGCTCGTAAGGGTGTACGTCCAGCGAAGATGCGATGAGACGCTACTATAAGTCAGGCGGTAAGGTGAAATCGGGCGGTAAGATCTGCCCGAAAGGTAAGGCGTGGGCTAAGCGCACGTTTGATACCTACCCGTCTGCCTACGCAAACATGGCAGCTTCTAAGTATTGCAAAGATCCTAATTACGCAAAGGGCAGCAAGAAAAAGAAGAAATAATGGCTAAAGATCCGAAGGTAGGTACAGGTAAGAAGCCAAAGGGTAGCGGGCGCAGGCTGTATACGGACGAGAATCCTAGAGATACCGTGTCTATAAAGTATGCAACCGCTCAAGATGCTCGTGATACGGTGGCTAAAGTAAAAAAGGTAAATAAGCCTTTTGCTAGGAAGATACAGATACTTACGGTGCTAGAGCAGAGAGCCAAGGCAGCAGGTAAACATACGCAAGCAGACATTGCTAAACGTGGCAAAGAAGCCATACGTAGAGCGCGGAAGGTAAAGTAATGGGTCAGCTTAAACAGTGGCGGGATCAGCAGTGGGTTCGTATCGGCACCGATGGCAAGATCAAAGGGCCATGCGGCACGTCGAAGGACAAAAAGAACCCAGATCGTTGCCTGCCCAAAGCTAAAGCACAGTCACTGAGCCAATCTGAGCGTGCTACTACGGCACGTAAGAAGAAAAAGGCAGGTGCTAGAGGGCAGCAAGTGGTGTCTAATACCCCCAAAGCCAAGGTTAAAACAGCGAAAGCTGGTGGCCCAATACGCGCAAATCATAAAGGCTGTGGTGCAGTAATGAACAAGCGTAGGAAGAAGACGCTATACGTAAGAGGTAGTAAGGATGGATAAACTAGAAGTTTTTCAAAACGGTAACTTTTCAGACGGGCGTCCTGTCTTTCAAGTCGGCAGCAAGAACGAAGACGGCACGTATACCATAGTAGATGCGAGTCTGATGAGCGAAGAGGAGGCGAAAGCTAGGCTGGAGCATTTACAGCCCACACCGACTCCAGAGCCAAAGAAAGAACCAGTTAAGAAAGCAGCGGCTAAGAAAACCACAGTGAAGAAAAAATAGATGGCTACCTCTGGAACAACTGCGTTTGATATGGACTTCACGGAGATCGCTGAAGAAGCGTGGGAGCGTGCGGGCCGTGAAATGCGTTCAGGGTATGACCTTCGCACTGCTCGCAGATCCATGAACTTGATGACTATTGAATGGCAGAACCGTGGCATCAACTTGTGGACGATTGATGAAGGCACTGTGACGATGGTTAAGGGTACGAGTCAGTACGATTTGCCCGCAGACACTATTGACTTGTTGGAACAAGTTATACGCACAAATTCTGGCAATGAGTATACGCAGTCTGATCTAACTATAAGTCGAATAAGTGTTAGCACGTACGCTTCTATACCTAACAAGTTAACAGAAGGTAGACCGATACAAGTCTACGTAGAACGTCTTAGAGACAATCCTAAAATCAACGTGTGGCCTGTACCCGATAAAAACGACGAGTACATATTTAAGTATTATCGTATGCGGCGAATACAAGACGCAGGAAATGGTGTAGAAACCGCTGATGTTAATTTCAGATTTCTTCCTTGTTTGGTGGCTGGTTTGGCATACCACATATCTATGAAAGATCCAGAGCTAGCTCCGCGCATACCGTTATTGAAAGAAGTGTATGAAGAGCAATTTGCGTTAGCGGCAGGAGAGGACAGGACAAAAACGGCTGCACGTTTTGTACCGCGTATGAGTTATGTCTAATAGGTTTGCATCTACCAAAAGAGCCATTGCTGAATGTGACATCTGTGGATTTCAGTATAAGCTACGTGAATTAAAAAACTTAATACGTAAGGGGCAAGATACAAACCTAAAGGCGTGCCCAGAATGCTGGAGTCCAGACCACCCACAGCTAAAGTTAGGTGAATTTCCAGTAGATGATCCGCAAGCTATCAGAGATCCACGGCCTGATAGGAGCTTAGGTGAAGCAGGAGAAAACAGTAGTAGACAGATACAGTGGGGCTGGAACCCTGTGGGTGCAGGGGATGACCCTTTTGGATTAACGCCTAATGACTTAGTAGCAACTGGTCAGATAGGAACAGTAACGATTACAACAACTTAGAGTACAGTTATGAAAAAAGATAGTAAAATCAAAAAAGTAAAAGAAGCGCCTAAGCCTGATATGTCTGGTGTAAAGACCACCGGCATCAAGGTTCGCGGTACAGGTGCTGCTACAAAAGGACTTATGGCTCGCGGCCCTATGGCGTAAAACATGAACTACACCGAGCTAAAAACAAATATCGAAGACATCTGTGAGCTTACGTTTACAGATGCTCAGCTCGCTATGTTTACGCAACAGGCGGAACAGAAAATCTATAACGCTGTGCAATTACCCGCACTACGTAAAAATGTTACTGGTACCGCTACTTCTGGTAACAAATACTTATCAGTACCCACAGATTTTTTGTATGTGTACAGTATCGCAGTAATAGATGGTAGTAGTAACTACCATTTCTTACTAAATAAAGATGTTAACTTCATACGTGAGGCGTACCCTGTTGCGACCACCACAGGTTTACCAAAACACTACGGCATTTTTAATGACGATGCGTTTATATTAGGGCCAACACCCGACTCAAATTACACGTTTGAATTACATTATGGGTATTATCCTGAGTCTATTGTTACCGCAAGTACCACTTATCTTGGAGATGAGTTTGATTCTGCGTTGTTAAATGGTGCTCTGGTTGAAGCCATACGATTTATGAAAGGTGAGCCTGATATGGTGGCTATGTATGACAAGTTTTATGCTGCTTCTATGGTATTGCTCCAGACGTTAGGTGATGGAAAATTACGGGCTGATACCTACCGTTCAGGGCAAACGCGAATGCAGGTGATGTAGTATGTTCTTACGTGCACCGCAGATAGAGATAGGAGATGTTCTTGTATCTACTACAGAAAATAAAGGGCATGATCCTGAGTTTTGGGCACAAGTAGCGGCAGACAAAATTGTAAGTGTTGGTAATAGCTGCCACCCTGTAATAGCACAGCAGGCAGAAGCATTCAAAGAAGCGGTCAGAGCTACAGCTTTGCACTACATAAAAGAAGCAGTAAAGAGCGATAGGACAACTCTTATTGCAGAGTTAGAACGCCAAGGTCATAAAGACATGGCAGACATAATTAGGAGTTTGTGATGGCTATATCGACGGCTATGTGCACATCGTTTAAGCAAGAATTACTTGTAGGCACACATAATTTTACTGCCACTAGCGGTAATTCATTTAAGTTAGCTTTGTATACAAGCTCTGCTTCTTTAGGCGCAGGCACCACTGCGTATACAACGTCTAACGAAGTATCTGGTACGGGGTACACAGCAGCAGGTGCAGCATTGACAAGCGTTACGCCTACAACGTCAGGTACAACGGCGTTTTGCGACTTTGCCGATCTTACTTTCAGTTCGAGCACTATTACTGCAAATGGCGCATTGATATACAACGATACCCAGTCAGACAAAGCTGTTTGCACATTAGCGTTTGGTGGAGATAAAACTTCTACCTCTGGTGATTTTACTATCTCGTTTCCAACTGCGGACGCTAGCAGTGCAATCATTCGTATTGCCTAAGCTATGGCAAATGTCACCGGCTGGGGTAGAGGCGCTTGGGGCGAAAGTCCGTG